CTTTCATTGAAAGTCTCCTGTATATTAAGATTATATTTAGATCTGTGTGAAAAAGCAACCGCTAAATCACTCAAAATCAAACAATTTTGCGAATGTATTATCACTGCGAGTTGAACTGATGTCCCATTCCAAAACACCAATTAAGTTTTCTAACTTTTCGTCGATGACTGCATTTTCCATTTCAGCATCGTTAAAAGGCAGATCCTTAAACCATTGCGGTAAACGCAATTCATCCACAGGATATGCAACAGAGGTATACCCCATTGGATTATCTTTGACTTTACAAACAATAACTTTAGCACCGTCTGTAATGTTCATTGAATACTTGTCATCCATCATACGTTTAAGTGTATTCCAGTTAAGACTTGCTCGAACGTGTCCGGGCATGTTAGTCTTACCTGCTTTCTTTTCTTTGTCGCGATACTCTGAAATCTTGTTGGCACGTTTGGGACTACCTTTCTCCCAACCTGGACGAGTTTTAAACTCAGTTCGGAAGTTAGTGATGTACTCTAGCACATCTTCTTTAGTACCGTTATTTAGGACCATGGTCAATACTTCACTTAAAAAGTCTTGGATGACCACAGGAGTATCACTACGCTTCAAGTCTAAGCCCATGGCTTTGATCTTGCCAGGCTTGCCATCTACGTCTGCTCGCTTACCTTCTTTGTCATAGTACAACACCGCATAACGTTTCTTAGTAATGAACAAACCACGACTAGCTACAATTTCTCGACCTGCTTTAATAACTTCACCACGACTCTTTGGACAGTGGAAGGCGTCCTGCATAAATTTAGGAAATGTACTATTAACTTCATTGCCTATAGTATCGTAAAGTTCTACAACACTTTCTTTAGTCCACGGAAGAGCACCTTTTTCAATTTCTTTCTTTAGTGTAGTGTATGCTGAAAAATAACACGAGTCTGTATCACCGTAGATAATAGCTTTGCCGGTATGATTGTTCTCGCCAGTTATAATTTCATTTACCTTGCCGGCCATGTGATGTGCAATCGCACGACCTGTAAGAGTAGTTGATTGACCAATCCTGTTATCAAAGAATCGGCAACCAGCGTTAAGAATAGCACCGTACAAACTATTCAAGTTAATCTTCTTGACCAACTGGCGTTTGTCCCAGTATTCTTCTTCAATTTTATTCCCTGCCTGTATACAATCTTTAAGTTTGGCCTGCATGTCTTTACGTTCTGCATACCAACGCTTTAGCAATCCAGGAATAATACCTTCCTTCTCGTAAGTAAAGATTGTACCGTTAGCACTTAGCATCCAAGGCTGATTGCTTTCGAATATTAAATCATAGGCCTGCGCAGCCGATAATGTGTCACTGCCGCCATCTTCCCAATCTATAATAATTTCACGACCTACATTTCGTTCCATAACAGCAGTATATTCCAATGAACCAAATACTCCTTCCCACGCACTAGCAAAACTTTTACCTTTGGCAATTTCAGCAGCAATAAAGTCTTTAGTTCCATCTTGACGCAACTGTCCAACAATAGTTTCTGGACCCATATTCAATGCACGAATTGCTGAAGGATACAGTGAATTAATATCTAAGGAACCAATCCACTCGTGAATGCCTTTCTTTGGAAATGCAACATAAGCACCAGCGGCCTGTGTACTAATACTATCATCACGACTAACACGATTGGGAACAATCATTCCACGCTTGTGGGCTTCATTGATAATAGCCTGTTCAGTCACGGCAACTGCACCCATTGTAGTCTGTAGCAATACAGTACATTCGTGTGCCAGTGTATTAGCAAGATCCATAAACTTTAGTTTCTTGTCTAGCTTGTCTAGCAATGCACAGTCTTGTCTGTTGTATTCGATAAACTTTCGAAAGTCATTGTTATACAATTGATCAAGTGTGCCTTCGTAGACAGTTTTATTTTCACCAATTTCCATCTCACCAATAGCATCTAGTCGATAGGTATGGCGTTCTTCATAAGTATACTTGCGATATAATTCAAGACTGTCTAAGTGAACACGCCCAATAAAATCGTATGTGATAGCAGTTTTGCCGTATTTTTCGTATTCACGTTTCTTTGGGAATTGATTCCAAAGACAAAACCTGCGTGTATCTTCTTTACTTAGTACCTTGGTCACACGATTAACAGTATAAGGAATATCGAAACCTTCACTGTTCCAGCCTGACAATACATCTGCTTCTTGTATTAAGTCCAAGAACATGTCTAGCATATCTGCTTCGTTATCAAACAAATAGGTATTAGGAAATTCCTCAACTTGCTCTTTAGCTTCTTCCATAGACAGAGTCTTAGGTGGAATTGCCAAACAGATCATAGTGTCTAACCATTGTAGGTGAACAGCGATCGCAGTGATTGGCATAAACGCATCTTCTGGTGATGCATAGCCACGTTCTGGATCAAAGTCCACCTCAATGTCGAACCATGCTACGTTTAGTTTAGGTGCATCTACATTAAGGTAATTATCTTCTAGACAACGATAAATTGGATTGATATCGCTTTCAAACAGTTTTTTGTTTGAATGAATTGCAAGTTCTTTACGATGTTCTTTGACATTTTTGGAACTTACTCGCGAAAGCGGTTGCCCAAAAATACTTGTGAATTTTCCTTTAGGATCTGGAAAATAAAATATATGCCTAGCAGGATATTCCTTGTAATGTCTATTACCTTTATCATCACGTTCAACAACGTGAATCATATCCTGCTCTCTATTATAGAAAGCGTCTACATAACTCAAATTTTTCTCCTATGCAATTTAGGGCTTGCAAATACCAATGTGCGGTTTATGGCCCGCCTACCTTCTTACTTTATTTAAATAATTATCATTCTTACCAGGCCAAACGTATCAATTGCGGTTAGCAAGATATAGTTAGCCAGCATCCCAAAACTCTTACGAGTGTAAGCAGCCCAAGCATACATAGCACAGCCACTAATCCAGACAGGATATAGTGCAAGTAAAGGAGGATTGGGTACCGTGACGGCCATGGTGATTGAGCAACCAATACTAATAGCCCAAGCGAGCAACTCAATGAAAAAACGTAAAGGATGACTTCGCCAATCATCTTTTATCCATTGTAGCGTTGGCCCAAAAATAGTATCTATCATTCAGGCAGACGCTTAGTCACACCAAGAATCATTTCGATGTCATTCCATTCTTGTTCGCGATCTTTCCAATTATCTTTGTGTGCAATCTTAATTGCTTTATTAATAATGCTAGGCTTGATTTGTAATTCTTCTGCAACTGCTTTAACAGTTTCTTTTAGGCCTTCTTGGAGATCTTCTACTTCACGTAATACATTAGACCCCTCGTTAATAAGTCTTTCTAATTTTGCTTTTTCTTCCGGTCCGTACATTCTTGTTGACATATAATTCTCCTATAGCACTATTATATAGCCAACAAAAAAGCCGGTCAACCTAATTGCCGGCTTTTAGGTGTAATTGGTTAAATTACTTTTGGTCTTCGCTTAGTACATCGTACATTTCAAATTTGCCACCCATACGCTCGTATACCATACCTGCGAATACTTCAGCCTTTACGCCTTCGCCAATTTTTTGTTTGGCAACACGTTGCGCCCATGCAAACAACTCTTGATCAACAGCATCAATTTGTTGTTGACCGCCACTCTCTTGAACAAGTTTAATCATGTCTTTGAATGACAGAATGTTTTCAATAGATTCTTTAACTGGACGCTTTTTGCCTTTAGGCATCATTTTACTTTCAGTTTTCTTAGCAAAAGGATTTACTCCTTTCTTTGGACCGGCTTTTTTATCACCGACAGCTTTCTTCATCGGCTCTTTCTTGTCACCGTCTTTGTCCATGTCTAAGAAGTCTGGCTTAGCGCCTTCGTCCATAATCTTAGCCATTTTCTTTTTCTTATCTTCTTTTTTCTTCTTAGCTTCAGCTTCGCTTTCTTCTTTCTTAGCTTCAACCATCTTCATGAACTTAGATTTAAATTCCGGCTCAATAGATTCTTTCTTAGCTTTTTTCTTTGGTTTATCGTCATCACCGTCGTCAACTTTTTCTTCGCTGCCGCCGTATGCTTTATTGCTCTTGTGAATGATACCTGTTTTAGTTTTTTCAACAGTACCTGTGGCGATATTTTTCTTGTCGCCAACTTTCATTTCTTCTTTAACATCTTCTTCAGCTTTCTTTTTAGCTTCTTCGATGTAGCTGGTTCTGCCACTTAGTACACGTAATTGTGCATCTTCGTTTAGTTGAACAGCTTGTTGTAGTTTAGGAGCAGCAGGAGTCTGTGGAGGTGTTTCCATGCTGTCTAGTTTGCTGATGATTGATTTAAAATCCATTTTTATCTTCCTTGATATTTTTTCTCTAGCCACTGCTCACACAGATTGCTTTTAATTTGGTACTGCATTGATTCTTCAAATTCTCTAGGACCTTGATTAACGGCGCCTTGTTTCTGAGATTCGTAATCCATCTTCTCATGAACAGAATTTAAATGATCGTTGGCTACAGTAATATAACTACTGATCCATCCATCTAAATTGTCACCTTCGTCAATCAGTCTATATATGGCCATAGCATTTTTAGCTATTTGAGCTAGCTCTGCTTTTGCCATACTTGCTTCGTGATCGTGTTTTTTAAAGTCCATACTGTATTTATCTTCTTAATATACTTTCGCGAGGCTTCTTAGCCTTGGGTTTTTTGGCAGATTTCTGATGATAACTGCCCCCAAAAAGTGTTCCTACGTTTGCCCCAGACCCGCCCTTAATAAAGGTAGCAACATCTCCCGCCCCCATTCCTGACGCTGTTTCGAACAATTCTTTTATTTTCATACTATATTTATAGTTAGGAAGAGCTGCCAACTAGATCACCCTGTTTAGCAGGCTTATTGGCCTTTGGACCTTTATTGCGCCATTGCCCAGCAGGTCCTTCTTTGTGTCCTACTTTTGCGCCTGCAAAGGGAATCTTGCGTTTTTCAAAAATAAATTCACTTGCTTTCATTTTTTCTTAGCCCTACCAGCTTTCATATTAGCTAACCAATGTGCAAGTTGTCCCTTCCGCCCGCCTTGTTTAGCAGTCTTACGGAGCGAACTCACTGATGCTTTGGTGTTAATACCATGACGCTTGCTATCGCCCTTGTCCTGTGGATTCTTTCCATCAGCAAAGTTTTCGTGCTCTACGCTTTCTCC